ATTTCTTTGGAGCGTTATACGAGACGCCTTACCACCTGGATACAATGAGCTTTCTTTTCGGAAACCAAGAGGCTGATCACCTCAAAACGTTAAACTTCTTGCGCGGACTTAAAGTTTACAAGCTCATGGCCTCTATTGGACTGGGGGCCCCCCTGCACTATCCCTGTTATCTTCAGCAGCGCAGTGACATTCGCAATGTACTGCAAACAGGGCTCACCGAGGTTGACGGTGAGGATCCTCTTGATCGCCTTCTTAAAGGTTTGGAATCGGAGGGGGATCATGTGATCACTGGTAGCAAAGTAGCTGCCAACAGTCCAAAATTTGCGGCCACCATGCTCCTTGCCTTACGCGCAGCTTTGGGTCGACTGGAACGGAATGATGTCAATGTGAAGTTGGCTGAATCCGAGTACAGGCGTATCTGTAGAGCAAGGAACGTGCGCCTCACCATCATAGAGCAGCATCGTGCTATCACCATTGATTCTTATTTCAATGAGGGATTGTTCGATGAAGTTGTTGCTAGCAAGCAACGCCTGCCTGCTTGGCTACGCTGGTTGATTGGGTTCTACAACCCAACAGACCAAGCGTTCGCCAAGTATTGGTGAGGACGCCCGGTTATGGTACGTGGCCGTGACACAAAGGTTAATCCTGGTTTGCTGAACCAAGTAAAACTTGAGTGCCGCGGGCAGTTGTCCACGTATCGGAACGGGCTGTCGCACAAGTCAAGGGTTTACACCACTGTCCCTGGCTTGGCACCTAAACACAACTTAGGTGTTTACAACAATGGTGTGGATGCGGTTGAGAGAGCATTTGTTGAACGTTATTTCTTATGCAAGACCCAAGATGGTTATAGACCAGCTCTCCCCGTAAAATTCTCAACTTACGATTCTAACGAACATTTAAAAGATTTTCGTTCCAAGCTAGTATCATACATGCCCCACCTTCCCGTGCTTACGTTGACCCAATGTGTCAACCTTTTCCCGGCTTCAAAGAGAAAGGTGTATGAGAGAGCTCTGACCTCGTTAGAAAGGGCAAGGGTGAGCCGTGAGGACGCACGGCTCAGCTCCTTCGTCAAGTTTGAGAAACAAGATGTATCAAAGGCCCCCCGGATCATTAACCCGCGGAGTGCTCGCTACAACTTGCATTTGGGATGTTACCTCAAACACGCGGAACATCACTTTTTCACAGCAATAAACAAGTGTTTTGGTGCTGAAACAAAGGCTACTGTCATCAAAGGACACGACGCCGATGAGAGCGCTGAGATACTCAAGGCCAAGTGGGATAGGTTCTCAGAACCTGTGGCCATTGGCCTTGATGCTACCAAGTTTGATATGCACGTGTCGCCTGCTGCACTGAAGTACGAGCATAGCAATTACCTGGCTTTTTACAAGCCAATGGTTAGTAAGCAGCAGTACAATGAACTTAAAACCTTGTTGTCATGGCAATTAAACAATGAAGGGGTAGCCCGATGTGAGGATGGAAAGGTCAAATTCGCTATGGATGGCACACGCTGTTCTGGTGATGTGAACACCTCCCTCGGTAATTGCATTATAATGTGTGCGTTGATCTACAGTTACAAGTTAGTGACTGGCGTAGACATTGAGCTGTGTAATAATGGTGATGATTGTGTCGTTATTTTTGAACGTCAACATCTCAAGCAATTTTGTAGTGGACTCCGGGATTATTTTATCCGTTTTGGGTTCGACCTCACGATTGAGTCTCCCTGCTTCACTTTTGAAGAAATTGAATTTTGCCAGACTCATCCCGTACTTCTGGAAACAGGATATAGGATGGTCCGTGTGCCGAGAACTGTGTTTATCAAGGACACAATGTGCTTACACTCAATGCCAAATGTCAATGTCTTTAGAAAGTGGCTGTATGCAGTTGGAATTGGCGGCTCCGCTCTTTGTAGTGGAGTTCCAGTACTTGAAGAATTTTACCAAGCATTTATAAGAAATGGTATTAGTTCCAACAGCTTCCGAGACGAGAACCCCCACAGGTTCGCTCGCAAGAGCACCAGGTCGGCCAAAGTGAATGATGAAGCCCGCATTAGCTTCTATCATGCATTTGGGATTTTGCCACATATGCAGGTTTTTATGGAAAGGTTCTGTCGAACAATTCACATTGGTGAATTGGATAGCGTGATTAAGGAAATGGATGATGTTGTCCACCAACCCGGGGGTGAAATTTTACATCATGCCTAGAAATAAGAAATCAAAGAAATCACGCGCTGTTTATGGTAGGCAGCGTACTGTCACAACACGACTACCATCCCCCTTCAACCATCTTGCTTCTGATAGCACAACAGTTAAAGCTCGCGGCATTTTAACGCTTAAAGCTTTTAATTCCTCCTATGCCGGAGGAACTCTCGGATTATGGCCACAAGAAACTGGTGGAGCAACACCAAATTCGTTGTATACTCTAGTACCATCCATTGGCGGTTTCGCCAAAATGTATGAGTATTTTATTGTCAACAATTTGAGTCTCACTGCCGTCAGCACCACACCCATGACGATTGGTTCAGCACTAGTCGTTGGGTATGAACCAGACATCACAACAGATGTCGTGGATCCTGCCACATTGCAGGACGTGATGATATCTAAACACCATACCTTAGTGCAACAGGGATCGAAAATGTCCATGTCACTCAAACCCATATCCTATAGAAATAACTGGTGCAAGACCACTTCAACTGCTTCGCAAGCCGGAGAAGGACAAAATGGCTACTTGCAATGGTACTGCACGTATCACCCATCAGAAGACACAGTTGTTGGATATTTGGATGTCTCATTTGAGATTACGTTTGCTGGCCTTCACCAACAGACAAGCACAACCTAATACCTTCCAAGCCCGCATTGTTGCCAAGAAACATGCATTTATCATAATTATATAAAACCGTAAACAATAGGACGCAATCACACATGTGATGCCGCTGCCGCACTTGCTGCTAGTATTTTCTGCCACTAGTAACACGATCAGGGTGCGTGCTGAGGAGGACAGAACACATGTAAAATGTCATTGTTGTCACTTGCATATTCTCCAGTGTCGTATATAGTTTCTAAAGCAACAACATCTTTACAGTTGAGTCGCGTCAGCTCGTTCCATTACAGGGTTTCATCGCCCATGCCGCAAGGTGAATTCGCGAAAAGTGTTCTAATGAGATCGTCAGATCGAAGGGGAGAACATGTAATATTTGCAACTCGTATGCG